TCAATGTAATTTCCGGCGTACAAAGTTTTAGTTTGCGTTGGTTGCAACGCAGCAGGTACGCCTGATGTAAAAGCCATAGTTGTGTTTTGATTTTAAGTTATTATTTCCATTTAATTCGCAATTTATCCGAGGAATCTCCAGAAACAACTCTAATTCTATCACCACTATTAGTTGTAACGGTAGAAGACTCTTGTCTAGGATCCATATTTATATTTTTAGCTTTCTTAGCAGCATCTTTTATTGCATCGGCACGGCCTTGCTCATAAAAATGATTTGCTAATTTATCTGCATGTTGTGCAGAAAAAATTGCTTTATGATAATCATGAATATTAGAGATAGATCCATCATCGTTAGTATAATGGTTTAAAAAATTTGAAATATCTGATTGAAATTCTTTAAGCTTGCCAGGGTTATCTACTTTAAATCTATATTTGTTTTCTCCTACCTTAAAATCAAAACCTTTGAATTCTTCGTTAAAAACAGTATTTGTTTGCTTTATAAAAGCTTCCTGTGCAGTATTAGCTTGCTCTTGATATTGCTTAGAGGTATTGTAAAATTCTAAAGCTTCTTTGTACTTAGGATCAATATTTTCCTTTTTTCTTAACTTAAGATCAGTATAATATTTATCTTTTGATGTACGAAGTAACTCTTGAGCTTTAAATACTTCTTCTTTAAAAGCTAATTGCTTAGCTTTTATGTCAGACGGATCGTCCGCCTCCTCATCATAGGCAAAGTTTTTATCCATTAAAAAATTGATATCTTCTTTATCTAAATGAGGTTTAGTATATTCGTAGTACTCTTGTAATAAGCTTACATTATCTAACTTAGAATAATCTCGATTAAGTTTTGCATAATCTTCGAGAGTCCCTCCAGTTTCTTCCATAAACTGTACAAGTTTTTCTACTCCTTCAGGAAGTTTTTGTTGTTTTTCTTCCTGTAATATTTTTTCTTCTTTAACAGGCTCTTCTTTTTTTTCCTGTTTAATTTGTTCTTTAGGCTCGTCTGTAATAAGCTCTAAAGGCGAATCAGAAGTTTCATTTAATACTTCTTCCTTGCTTTCAGTGGTTTTCGTTTCTTCGGAACCCCGTATTCCTTTATCCACCTCTTGCACACTTGACGTGTTTTCGGGTTCTTTGACATGCACATTGCTGTCATTTGAGCTCGGTTCTTGAATGGCATCTTTTTCTTCTTTTTTAGGTTCCTCTTTAACTTCTTTTACAGGCTCTGACTTAGCCTCTTTTTTAGGTGCTGGTGGTTTATCTACATTAATTTTATAAACCCCATCTTTTTGTAACCCATATTCCGGATCAACTTTCCCTTCATCCACAGCTTTTTCCAATACAGCTGCTTCTTTTTGTTGAGGAGTAGTTAAATCAGGATTAATTTCTCCAACGTCTTTAACTTCAACTTTTGGAGCGTCTTTTACTTCTTGTTCTTCCATAATTGTATATAATAAAATAATTGTTTAAATATTTAGGAGGCTTCAAAACGACCCATATCGAATCCTCCTAAGGTATCATTGCCTTTTGATTCAAAATCTTTAGTTGGGTTGTCTGTATTAGGGGCACCACTTAATTTACCACTTGTTTTAAGTTTGGTATCTTCACGGATTAATTCCCTTTGTAACATGGATTGATTGCTTCTCTCAGCAAGTTCCATTTGAGATTTTAACTCTAACTCTTTTAATTGAACATTTAAATTAAATTCATATTGCATTAATTCTTTTTTAGCACGAGTTTCTATTTCCATTTTTTTGATTTCCAAACCATTCTCTGCTGTTGATAGTTGCACTTTAGATTCAGTTTTCATTTGTTCTGCTTGTGCTTTAGCTTCTTCAACCTTTATTTGTGCTTGGCCCTGCGCTTCGGCTTGTGCTGCAGAAGCCGCTTGTGCTTGTTGTTGATCAGCTTGTTGCTTAGCTACTCTTCTAAATTTTAATAATTGGTTAGCTAATTTAGTATTTTTTATTTCTCTTACATCAATTGCATCTTCTAAATGAATACTATCTTTAGAAAGTGCTACTTGTATATTATTTTCTAATAATTGTTTTTCGTTTTCATCAGGGGTAAGCTCTAAGAAAATACCAAAATCATGAAGATTAAGATTTTGAAGTTCTTGAAGAGACCCTACTGAAAATTGTCCAATAGAATCTATCAGAGCTTCTTTTGTTGGATGATATTCTAAAACATCTTTAAATCTTAATGAAATAGCTTCAGCTAAACAAGTAGTTATAAACATACTAGATTGTAATATATGTCTAGTGGCTACATTACTATTTGCTGCTGCTAATTTTTGCACCCCTACTAATGAGTATTGATCCGGATCTGCGGCATCTCTAGCTTCATTTAAACCAGTAACATCTCTCATCATTTGGATGTATTGGTTATAAGCACCGACTAATACTTGTATTTGTTGGCCACCACCGCCTGGTAATTCTTGAATAGGAATATTACCATTATTTCTTTCGCCTTCCATTGTTAATGATCTACCTATAATAGATCCTGTTTGGAAGTACATATTTAATGCTTCTTGAGGATTATAATTGGTTCCGTTTCCTAAATCAATTTCAGCAAGACCATCAGCATCTAAATAAACACCCGATGGTGTCATCCGTTGGATAGCTTGTTGTAATTTTAAATGTGTTAATTGTAATAAATCAGCATAAGGAGTCATTTTAGATACTAAAGAAGTAATATTACCCTTATATAATCTAGGAGCACTAACAACGTAATTCATCATTACTTTGTTAATATTTGAAGCTGGTCGAATCATATTAGTGGCTTTTTGCCACTTTAACAAACTATCAGTGCCTAATACTAAACATCCTTCATATATTATTTCTCTAGTTTGTTTTACTTTTTCAAATCGAGTTCTTTTATCTTTAGGAGGGTTAAAACTATCATCTTTAGCAATTGCTTTTTTAGCACCAGAGGGGATTTCTTTTATTTTATAAACATCGTGTTCCCATGTTTTCCAATTAAAATACAATACTGTTAATGTATTTTTAGCCGCTAGTTCACTATTATTATAAAGATTATATTGTGGATCATTATAATCATTCCAATTAGAACCTTTATTTACTAATTCTTCAATATCTTCATTACTTAAATCTGGAAATTGTTTTTTAAGCTCATTAACTTTTATTGTTTTAACTTCACCAAAATAATAACAATCCCCAAAATTAGGATCTTCAGTAAAAGACCAAACTAAATTTGCAGGATCTACATATTCAACTACTACCCCATCAGTATTATTAAACCCGTGTTTAGCTGCCCCTATGCCTAAAGTTGTTAAATCATAATCTACACGTTTTTTTATTTCGTCGTATTTATTAGCTTTAAAAATATTATTAATAGCTTCTTCTTCAGCCATTTCAATACCTTGCTTATAATTAAGCTGCATATAAAGCTCTAATTCTTCAGTATTGGCTGGTAAATCATTAACAGCAAAATTTCTAGCAGATACACCTAATTTTTGCTCAATATCTAAAAGTAAATTAGCTGTATTTAAGTCTTGTTGAACATCATTAACAAATTTAGTTCTTTTCCCAGTCGAAATATTATCTTGTCCTACAGCTTTAATAGAAAATAATCTATCTTGCATTCCATTAACAACAATATCTACAAATTTAGGTATTATTGGAACTGGTTTCCAATCTAAATTTAAATAAGATAAATCACCATTAATTGCAAATTCATCTTTATATTTTCTAATTGATTGTTCCCCACGAGAATATAATCTAAGCCTATGGGCTTCTTGTCTAGAGTTATAAAACTTACCTATTCCGTTGTTATCTTTATTGAACCATTCTTGTTCAATTGCTCTTCCTACTGATAAACCATAATCTTTGGTTTGCTTTACAGCATCGGAGACTGTTTGACTTGGAAATTGTGTAAGAACTTTTCCTTTTAATTTTGCCATATTTATTTTATTAACTCGCTTTGATAACCTTCATTTCGGTATTTTGAAAATCCAAAATCTAATTTTTTAACTGTTCTTTCAACATTTGGCCTATATAAATGTTTTCTACAAGCCATAATTGCTAATCCACTACTAATAGAAGCATCAAAAGATGTTCTACGAGATATATCGAATCTTGCCCAATCTTCTAATGTTCTTTGAAAGTACATATTACCATATTGTTCATTTTTTTTACCTACATATTCTTCAATATAAGATTCAATAGCAGAAGCATGAGCCTGCTTTATATCTTCAGAACTGTTAGGAATTCCCCCTAATTCTAATTCACTTTTTGAAAGAGCCCCTTTTAATTTGTCTGGGCGGTTCATAGAAAAACCTCTATAACCCCTTCTTTTTAAATGATATAATAATCGAGGTTTATTATTTTCTGCAAGTAATGGCATTCCGTAAAAAATTAATGCCATAAGTACATCTTCAAAAAATATTTCTGCTGTCTGTGGTCTTGCAATGTATTCTAAAAAAAATTGAGTTGCAGGAACATCTGAAGCCATTGTAAAAGTAGTTAATCCATGCAATGACCCGTTTGAACCTCCTCCTCCAACTGTTCCTGAAATATCATAAGGATCACATCCAAAAGCACCTAAACCATCATTTCCTGGATATTTAACACCATTTTTTTCAAATATACAATTTTGTAATTGAGTTGGTGGTAACCAAGAAACCTTAAATCTTCCATTTTGTGTAGGAACCCATATTACCTCTGTATCTTTTATACCATTTTTCCAAGAAAAAGAACCTCTAATAACCCTATTTTTGAATCCCATTTCTTCATTATAATCTATTTGTTCGTAAATCTTGGTTAGATTAAATAAAGAATTAAGAGTTTCATCTCTAAAAGCATGTTTTTCAGATCTTGGAAATTGCCTGTAATATTCATTTAATGCATCAGGATCTTTTTTTAATCCTTCAACCTCATTTTCCCAGTGATTAATGACTCCCGTAAAGATGAGTTCACCATCAATTCCCTCAACCGGTTCTGGTGGAGTTTCGAATA